CTTTACCATTTTCATAAAGTTGTTTTTCACTTTTTACAAACATTTCGTAACTGTTGTCTAATGGTATGTCATTTTTATTTAATTTATCTATTTTCTTTTGCTGTCTTCTAGACAAGTGATTATACCAGCTCTCATACGAGTATTGGAAATCTTTCAGCATGAATACTATCTCTTGTTTTACATTTTTATTAAACCATGATTCGAATTTGTCGAGCATGTGCTCGCAAGGATAAACTACCTCAGTAGCTTGCCTTTTCAAAGCGCTGTAATTCGTTGCATTGCAATTATGATAGATTATTGGTTTAGGTGCGTTGATGAAAGTGGGTGCTATTTGTATCAAACCGGCTTTCTTACAGTCACATTGTAAATCCATAAATTCTTTTTGTGTTGGTATGACTGGGTACGGTAGGTTCCATACTGTATCTCTGTCGAGTTTGCCTGTCATTTCATCATAATTGTCTAAAGTTATACATGTACTGTTGATGACCAGTCCCATTGTGTATTGAATTTTAGGTATAACTATAGGTTTAATAACTCGATCATATGTATGCTTAAACAAACGTATTATAACGTAAGACTCCAAAAGGAAGATGAACCCCACTGCCGGTAGAGTTACATCTTCAAAGTCATTCGACGTCACAAATATCTTGTTAAATAATGTGGTTATTGGATCGCGATCAGCCCATCTAATAAGTAGAAATAGTGTGGATGCTGCTATCGTTTTGTAATTCCTGTACCATACCGCGGATACAAAGAATATATATGGTTTAATTTTCAACAGTAATGCCAGCAGGGCTATGTATGTTGTAATTTCGAAATATGTAAAACACCCTACTATGTAGGGTATTAATAGATAAAATAAATAAGTGAGAATTATGCAAAGGTGTGCTGGGTGTTTTGCTATTTTTGTAAACGTATCGGTCCAAGACACTCCAAAAGTGTAATTGCCCGTTTTCATGTCGATCATTTCTTGCATAGCATCTGAATTTAATAGGTGTACTATTCCTGCTGCTCTCTTGACCGTCTGTTGTAGAGCAGCTGTTATTAGTACATGTATCATGGCTTCAGACTTTTCGGCGTTTTTCAGTGCTAGTCTGTTGACGAGACACCCTACAGTAATGGCGCTGTGGTCTTTTAATGCGTATAAGTCGCCGATTAATTTCTTGAACTCATGTATGGAAATTAAACTTTTAAATTTGCCTGGTATG